GGCACCACCAAAGTCAGCCTCAGCAGACTGACCGGATAGGCGAGCCGATTCAAAGAAAGGAACCAGCCTGTATGCTGCACCAAAACGAATCAGATCCTCGCACGAAGACGGCAACCCTGTCACTGTCGTGAACACGTCATCATCGTTAACAAGTTCGGATGGTTCTTTAGTGAAACTTATGCGGATAGGGCGACCGGGAATAATACCCTCATACACGTTGACGGCAACACCGTTAGTAAAAACTTCTGTTGAAGCATGCTTGTCTACTTCGTACCTGCGTACAGGTAGCCATTCTTTAGATGGACCAATGGACTGGTACTTTATTTGTAGCACATCAAGTGCACCGGCAGGTAGCGAGTATGCGGTAATAGATGGTTGGAAGGGGAACTCTACCGAACCGACAGCAAACAGTTCAGGGTACACGGATTTAATTGCGTCGTTAATTGCTTTCTTTACTGTGTGTCGTGGGAACATGGGTGAAGATACAACCCTTACACCAGCAAGGTGTGTAGCAGCGGTAGTGCTACGGTAACCCCTGCCGTATGGTGGGATGGTAAGTGCACCAGTTGAAGTGTTTACACTGTCTACTTGTATTAGTTCAGTACCTATTTCAATAAGTCCACGGGACACGGCGGTAGCGTCAGCAACAATAATTTGTGTGTCACCAGCATTAATGTCTTCAGTAAGGTATGTGGCTTGATCTTGGAACGTGCTGTAACCAGTAAGGTGGACAAGCGTGTCGTCAATCATTTCATTGAACGTTGTCATTATGCCCCAGCATTCACGAAGCGTGCAGTGTTTTTGTTAACAATCATGTTTGCTGGTGGATCAACATCAGCATTATAAGGACGACCCAAAGCACGACTAGCACTTTCTGCTTCTTTCACCTTATTCATTGTGGTTCCTTCTGGCTGTATGCCGTTTGCTCTAGCCGACCTATATGCAGAGAGTTCGTTTTTAACAACACTGGCGGTTGGGTTGTTCATTGTTGCTGCTGTCCGAATGTTGGCAGCAGATAAGCATTGACCGTATGTTTCGTGGTCTTTTGTTTTGCACCCAGAGCGACAGTTCATAAGGACTCCTTATATATTTTCGGTAGTGATGAGGCTACTGAAGCCAGCGTTTTGTACTGCTGTTACTTCGGCGTTGGTTAGTACGTGTCTACGCCCACCACCGTAGTAGTAGTCTGCGTCCTCAATTTCTTCAACGGTTTGGTATTCGACTATTTGCCCAGTGGTTCCCGTTATGGTGAGGGATTGTCCACTGTTAATGCCGTAGCGTCTTAGTAGTCGGTCGTTTGTGTAAACGTATTCGACTATGGGTAGGTTGAGGATGTTGAGTGGAACGAATACTGTTGCGGATAGTTCTGACTGTCCGATTAACGGACGAGGTTCTACAATGTTTAGTAGTATTGCAGTCGCTTCAAGATTAGACTGAAAGTCTAGTACTGATGCTGCTGGATACAACACACTCGAAGTAGCCACAAGGTCAGAAGTCCCCACCACGATACTGGCAGCAAGATTCACAATGGTCGTAGAAACCTCTAGCGTCAACGTAGCGGACATTGCAGCCGCACCCTGTACCCCAAGTACCGCTGTAGAGTTAAGGTCTGTATTAGCGCTTAAATCCGCTTCAGCGAGTGCTGTGATATTAGCACTAGAAGTAAGGGTACCCTCACCACTACCAGTATACTCCCCACTCAATAATTGTGGGAAGCCAAGTAAAGAAACAGTCTTCTTTACAATGTTAAACATTAAGCCAAACTAAGAGTGATTGCACTAGAAGCAAACTGAACAGTATCGCCAGCAGTAACCGTACGAGAAGAAGTCAAAGCACCATAAGCAAGGCGCTTCGGGGAACCAGCAGAATCATAAATCTCAATACCAACAACCGTTACAGCAGGCATACCCGTGAACGAGATAGAAGCACTGTTAGAAATAGAACCACTAGCAGCAGCACCAAACGTAATCGTTTGACGAGCATATGAACCACCAGTAACTTCAGTACCAGCAGAAGCATCATTACCATTAGCAGTAACAAGAGCAAGTTTAATAGGGCCAGTCACCGTGTAGGCAGCAGTGCCAACAAGCGCATCAAGCAACTGGTTTTCAATAATATCAGGAAGGTTATCAGCCACAGTAAAATCCTTAAATAGTTTCTAAAAGTTTGGGAGGGGGACACCCCTAAAGGTGCCCCCCAACATCACTTACGCGATGCTTGAACCAGTTTCCAAACGGTACAAGGAAGCCTCACGGTAGATTGACCAGCCCTGCAATGAGTACCAGCCAAGAGGCCGTGCACGCATCAACTTGTCAACAATCGGACCCTGAACAATGCCGGGTTCGACAGCCGTTGCTTCAGCAAGTGCTTGCTGTCCAGCAACAATCGTACGGTAAACCTTGGCGCTAGCAGCACCATCAAGTGCGGTGTATGCACGTGGGGTCTCCACGATGTAAGCACCACCAAGGACACCAGTGGTAGCATTAAGAATGTTACCAACGTTAGGATCAGTGTACTTGCGAATGTCCTCGAAGGACAATGCGCCAGTCTCTGAACGCAGATCGTGTGCAACCTCAGGGTGCATGTATGCTGCGTACAGCATTCCTTCACGAGGAACAGCGTTAGCAGCGCGAAGTTTCGCAACAGTCTTGCGAATCATGGAGCCAGTGATAACATCAGCAGCAACAACCTCATCGGTGTCGGTAGCGTCTCCACCGTAAAGAACGTTAGTTCCCGTGATAAGAGTGTTCACAACAACACGGTCAATAGAATCAGCCATGTTGTATGCGACAAGGTTAGCAATAGCAGGATCAACATCTGAGAAAGCAAACTCTCCCAGTTTCTTGGTTTCAAGAACAACGTTGCCGTACTCGTTAAGAGTAACAGTTACGTTGGTTGTGTTGCCAATAGCAACAGCATCAGGATCAACAGCCTCAGAAAGGGTTGACGTTGCTGCGGCCATGTCCGCGTACAGCGAGAAGATTACGCTGGAACCGGGCATTGCCTGTTGTACTGGGCGCTTGTCCGCAAGGTTGCGGAACAAAGGCTGTGAACGTAGAGCGAACTCTACATAGCGGTCATAGGCTGCTTTGACCAAGTTGGACATAGCAGTTGTATCTGTATAAGCGTTAGCCATTGTGCGATTTCACCTCCAAGTGAATGTTTTTAATTGAATGTTTTTTGAATCAAACAACCTGCGGTCCATGCACGTTACCGAACAAGACCTTACTCAGTTCCTCCGGTGTCGAAGCAGCACGGATGCGAGCATCCATCTGGTCGAAGTCACCATCGAATGTTTGTCCAGATGCTTGCGTGTCAGAGATCCTCTGCAACGCCTGCATATCTGCGGCATTAACCGCTGGCTCCTGATTTTGAACAGCAGGGGCAGATGAACCAAAAAGATCCGCGTACTCTGCAACCCAACTCTCCACATCCTCAGGGGATGTTACGTCAGAAGGAATCAACTTGATAAGTTTATCAGGCAGACCCTTTGACAAAATAATATCTTTGACTGTACGTTCACGAGACACGTTTTGCATTTCGTCTAACTTGCTAGACATTTCCTTGTTACGCTTCTCACTCGCGCGAAGAGCCTTACGTAACTCTTTCATGCCCGTGCTATCATTCGACGTATCTGTATCGTCGTCGTCCCAATCGTAATCAGACATTATTACTCCCTTACTATTCATTGATAGGTTAATCGCCACCCACACCACAACTTGGGGAAGAAGTGATGGCTGTGACTATCGGACTTTATACACCAACGGGGCCGATAGATCCGTCTAGTGGTGGACATGGAGAGAATCGAACTCTCGTCTCCTGCGGGTTCCCTCTGGGGGCTTTACCGCAAGGCTTTCCATTCATGCCCAATATTTAATTGTTAAACTTTACTATTACTCTTTAACGAACCACTCGTAAAGGCAGAAGAACCACCGAACCGTGCACGTTCACGAGACTGCAAACCCTTAACCTTACGTTGAGCCTCAACATCAAGATCCAACGAGGCAAGAGCAGTCTCACCAGCGGACAAAGTACTCTTTTCAAGTTCCGCTAAGCGACCAGTGGAACGTTGAATGTTAGCAATCTGTGTTAACTGTGGTTCGGCTTGTGTGCTAGTAAGATTGTTGTCACCACCAAGGAACGTACCAACACGCTCAGAAGTAGCAACATCAAAGTCAAGACCCTGCTTCATGCCAAGGCCACCAATCATGGCAGCGTTAGCACGCTTGTTAATCTCATTAGTAGTCCGCACAGGATCAAGAACATACGCAGTCAAAGTAGATGGATCAACATTGTAGAAACGTTGGAACGAGTCCCGTACTTCCTTAGGTGTCTCAGCAACAATACGTTGAGCATCGTTTACACGAGCAGCAACCTCATCAACTGATACTGAGTAGTCACCAACAAGTTTAGAAATAGCATCAAGTTCAGTTTCACTACCGGCAGCACCAAGGAAAGATGACATGCCAGCGTCACGGAACACTTGACGGTAGTTACTTTCCAATCGAAGGTACTCACCTTCGTTAGCAATATCAGTAATACCTTTAGCACGCAGTTGCGTTAAACCCTTGAAACGTTTCTTGTACGAATCAGAACTACGTAAACGTTCAGCAATAACATTCTCATTAGTTGTTTCTCTAATGATCGTATCAATTTCGGAAGCAAGCAAACTGAGACCAAATGGTGCAAGCATGTTACTTAAAAACGCACTTGCCGCTTGACGATCTTGTACTGTAGTATCAGGGGCTGTTGCTGGAGATGCTGCTTGATTACTGAAATAGTTTTTAATTCCAGTCTGACCCGTGTCAAGCGTTTCAAAGCCACCATTAGCAAACTTATTGCCAGTAGTAGCAGGCGTAGCACCGGGAACTTTTATTCCCATACTGTATTGGTCAGCCACTCAGATCACCTTAACCCAAACATCTTAAGAATATTATTTCCAGCATTAGCATAAACATCCATAGCATTATCCGTGTACTGCCAGCGTTCATCCTCACGAACCTGCTGGTCAAAAGAATACAAAGGAACAACACTAGGCTTACCATCAGCACCGACACCCTGCATCGCCTTCTGCAACAGTTGATCGTTCAAATCAATATCAGTTTCGTCAACCTCAAGAAGACGAGACATACGTGCCTTGTAAGGTGCAGCAATATCGGCAGGATCTTCACCCATCATAATACGATCAGACCATGCCGGGTAGGAACCAGAAAGATAAGTCTTACGAAGATCATTCTTAATATCATCAATGCTACTTGCACCACTAGTACCAGCAGCAACATACTTAGCAATAGTATTACCACTAAGAGCCAAACCATTTCTGTCAGCCCACTGAACAATGGTGCGTTCAAACTCAGCAGAATCCCCACCAAGATCCCCACCCTCAAGAATGGTTTGTTCAACAATTGGGGCGAGACGTTGCTTGATTTCTTCTTGAGTAAGATTATCTAAACGACTATCAAGAGCAAGGCCAGAAAGAAAACCTTCATCAAGTTCAACACCAGTTTGCCTAGCAATAGCACGAATGCTTTCTTTCTTTAACTCAAGACTACGATCAAAGTCAGCCTTACGACGAGGATCGTTTTGAGCCATGCGTGCAAGTTGTTGATCGGAATTGTACCGCTCAAACCAATCAACACCCTGCTTCAATCCATCCAATTCGTATGGAGTTGGCACACGATTGTCATTCTTCTTCATGTAATTGCGTACATCAACAATCCATTTTTGAAGAGAAGGATCAGAGTTAATTAAATTAAGAGCAAAACCAAGTTCAGCAACATACTGCTTAGCGTTCTTTGTTTTAGTCTTGTCGTTTTCTTTATCGGGTTTAGCCATTGATTACTTCCTGACCCTTCCGAATATCATCCATTAACATATCCATGACCGTTGTGTCAACCTGAAACTTAGCAAAGTCAGGGTTCTTAGAAACAACCTCACGAAGAAGTTCTTCCTTACTGGCCGCCGTCTCACTAGTACTAGTGCGAACCGCACCAGAACCAGAAGAAGTAGTTACCTGTGGGGCACCAGCCTCCGCCTTATTAAAATCTTTAATATACTTTTGCGTTTCCTTC